GACGATGGCTTAGGAAATTACTACATCGTAAATAATTCAGCTTCAGAAATAAAAGCAAAGTTTACAGGTATGATAGTTTGGGAGCGTGATACCTTTGCACCCGAAAATATGTCTATTGGTATGATTGACTTATTTACAGGCGTAGAGAATTACTCGGAATATCCTATATCGGGCGGGATAGGTTCTTTTAATTATGAATTTACTTTTGTATTACGACCCGGTGCAGCGAATGAATTTAGGGCAAAGATAGGTGACGCTTTAAGTACAACAATTTTAAACATTCAATTATCTTCAAATCTAGTAATTACTAACTTTGATAATTCAGCAAAAGTACCTGCAATTTATGGTAAGCAATTCGAAGGCAAATCATTTGTCCCGACAGCGATTAAACAAGCTGATTTCTTAAAGTCAATTATTAACCTTTTAAACTTGTATGTAATTCAAGATAAAGACGACGAGTTTAAACTTACGTTTATACCTTATCCCGATTTCTACAATGACAATGTAATTGACTGGGATAATAAGAAAGATTTGTCTAAAGGATTTACGATTAAATCTTCAAACGATTTCTTACCAAAGACGTTAAGTTTTAAATACAAGAATGATAATGACTATTATTCAAAGTTATACTTTAATAAATATAATAGCGCTTACGGAAATAAAACGTATACGACACAAAATGAATTTAGCAAAGATGACAAAGCATTTGAATTGATATTCTCTTTAGTACCGAACGTATTTATTAATACCGATATGGCACTACCTGCGATGTTCGATATAAATACAGATGGCACGTATAAGAAAGTTAAGACTAATCCAAAGTTAGTATTTTACGGAGGGTTACAAGATTGCACTAACTTTGAGATTTACAATGGTGATACTTTGCTTGATGGGACAAACGTACAATATCCTTATTTCGGTCATATCTATAATTATTTAATCGATAGCACAACGACTGAATTATACGACCTAGCTTTTGAAGCACCGAAAGAGATTTATTTTCAAACCGCTTTTTATCCCGCGTATAACTTATTCGTGAAATATTATCAAGAATTTATTGAAGCGCAAGATAATAAAGACGCTAAACTAATTACTTTATATTTCTTATTAAATACTATCGACATAATGGACTTGGATTTCAAGAAACCGATTAAAGTTCAAAATGGTTTATACTATCTAAATAAGATAGATGGCTATAATCCTTTAGGGGATTCATTAACAAAAGTAGAATTATTAAAAAAGATATAAATGGCAACCGATAAAATAGCGTTTGAAATAACAACCGACACCACGCAAACAGTAAAAGCGGTTAAGTCTATAAAGACCGAATTAAAAGAAGCGAATCAAGAGTTAATACTTGCGCAGAAAAACTTTGGTGATTATTCTCAAGAAGCTTTAAACGCAGCTAAAAAGGTTGCACTATTAAAAGATAGCGTAAACGAAGCAAGAGAAACCGCGGACTTATTCGACCCCGGTAAAAAGTTTCAAGCCTTTAGTGGTGTTCTTCAAACAACGGCAGCGGGTTACGCAGGTCTACAAGGTGCTATCGGTTTATTTGGAACTGAAAGCGCGGAACTTGAAAAGCAATTACTAAAGGTGCAAAGTGCTTTGGCATTATCTGAAGGCTTATCAGCTGTAAAAGATGGAGCAAAAGACTTTAATCGTTTAGGTGCAATTATAAAAACGCAAGTAGTTACAGCCTTTAGCACCTTAAAGGGTGCAATAATAGCCACAGGAATTGGTGCTTTAGCTATTGCGGTAGGTTTAGTCATAGCTAATTTTGAAACTGTTAAAAAGGTTGTATTAGATTTTATTCCCGGACTTGCAAAAGTTGGTGAATTTATCGGTAAGCTAGTTGATAAAGTAACTGATTTTGTAGGTGCAACAAGCGAAGCATCACGTGCTTATGATAAATTAGCAGGGAGTAATAAGTCAGCTAATGAAGCAATTAAAAGGCGTATCGATTTACTAACCGCGCAAGGTGGTCAAGAAAAAGAAATCGCAAAGTTATCTAAGCAAATAGCCGAAAATGATTTAAACGTATTAAGGGCAAAGTACAAATCAGAAAATGGACTACGTGGCGATGATTTAAAAAACTTTGAAGATTTAAAGAATCAAAAGAAAATAATTGAAGCAGAAGAAACTACAAGATTAAAAACCGAGGAAGAAAAAAGAGCAACCGATAGGAAAACTGTAAGGGATAAAGAAATAGCAGAAATTGCAGCAGAGAAAGCACGTAAAGAAAAAGAGTTTTCTGATTATGTAAAAAGATTGCAAGATGAAAGCAATGCTAAAAAGACCGCGCTTGAAGCTGATAGAGATGCCGAAGCTTCAATAATTGCAGATTTAACGGAAATAGACGACGCGGACAAACAGCTAAAATTAGAAAAAGAAGAAGCTAGAAACGAAACTGAAATATTACGCGCTAATCTTGTAGCTGAAAGAAGAAGAAAAGACAGAGATACAGAAACAGAAGAAGATAAAAAAGCTTATGAAGCTAGACTAGTTGCACAACAAGCTTTCTTACAAGCGACCGCATCCGTATTTGGTCAGTTAAGTTCTTTGTTTGGCGAAGGTACGGCAGCATCAAAAGCAGCAGGATTAGCCGAGATTGCAATTCAGACTGGAGTTGGTTTTGCAAATGGTTTACGAATAGCTCAAGAATCAGCAAAAGCCACAGGCCCAGCAGCAGCGTTTGCATTTCCAATATTTTATGCTACTCAAGTCGGAGCGGTATTGGCAGCAGCTAATAAAGCGCGGTCTATACTATCAAAGGTTAAAGGCGGTGGTGGAGGTGGTGGTGGTGTTTCACGACCAAGTAGCGGTGGTACTCCTAGTTTTAACGCTTCATCTTCTGCTTCGGTTGCACCTATTCAATCTGGTATTAATGTACAACAAACTGCATTAACTCCGGGGGGCAATAATGTAACATTACAAAACCAACAAGCAATAAAAGCTTTCGTTGTTGAAACAGATATCACAGATTCACAAGATAGAATTAACAAAATAAAGGCAGCTGCAACAATTTAATATATTTAAGATTATGGACTTACCAATTTACAAATTAATTATCAATTCGGATATGTCCGACGATAGCGAAGTTGATTATATCGCGCTAGTAGATAGACCCGCTATTCAAAAAAACTTTTTAGCGTTTAATGAGCGTTTAAAGTTTGAGGTTATTAGCGAAGATAAACAAATCTTGTCTGGTGCATTGATGTTAGCCGACGTTCCTATTTATAGAAACAATGAGGAATTTGGCGAACACTATGTCGTTTTTGATTCAGGGACTATTCAGCAAATAGCGGAAAAATTCTTCAAGCGTGGTTATCAATCAAATGTAAACGAGATGCACAATCCAGATAAGGCGGTGCAGGGCGTGACGATGTTTGAATCATGGCTAGTAAATAAAGAAATGGGTAAAATGCCTATTAAAGGATTTGAAGATGCAAAAGACGGGTCATGGTTTGGAAGCTATAAAGTAGATAACGCGGACATTTGGGCAAAAGTAAAGTCAGGCGAATTTCAAGGCTTTAGCGTCGAAGGTATTTTTGGCTATTCAGACATCGTAAAAAAAGAAGATATAATGCTTGAAAAGATAAAAGAGATATTACGTTCAGCAGAGATTTAAGTTGCATAAAATCAATTAACATATATATTATAATTATTAATCAAAAAGTATGAAAGCAAAGGAAGCATTAGAGCAAATTAAAAGTTTGTTGTTTTCCGACGAGGTTGTGAGTACTCCAGAAGAGGTGATAACTGAATTTGCTGAAGGCGTTTTAGCCGACGGTACTATCGTTAAGTTCGACAAGTTAGAAGTTGGCGGTTTAATTTCAGTTGTAACAGAAGAGGGAGATATTCCAGCACCAGTTGGTGAGCATGAGCTTGAGGACGGAACTATCGTTATAGTATCTGAGCCGGGCGTAATTGCCGAAGTTAAAATGGTAGAGGAAGAGGTATCTGTTGAGGTTGAGGTTGAGCAGTCACAAGATGAAGCATTTAATTACGATGCTAAATTTCTTGAGATTAGCGATTCATTCAATTCTAAGATGTCAGAGATTGAAACCAAAGTAAGTTCATTGAATGAGGTTACTAAAAAGCTAATTGAATTCATGGAAGCTTTTGCGACAATCGAATCTGCACCAGAAACACAAGCACCGAAAAACACATTCATTGCACAAAGCAAAAACGTGAAATCGGATAGCTTTAAAAAATTACAAAACATTTTTCAAACAATTAAAAATTAAAAAACATGGCTTTAGATTTAACTGGTTTAACCAATTATGTAAAAGAGAACGAGCAACAACTTGCTACTTCTCTAGTGTTCGCGCCAAAGACTGCTAAACTAATCGAAGCAGCTGGAAACGTGCAGGTAGGTATTAAGTCGTCTGAAAAAATTAACCTTATGGAAACCGATGCTGTATTTCAAGCAGGTGGAACTTGTGGATTTAGCTCAAGCGGTACAACTGCTTTCACACAAAGAGCATTAACTCCAGGTAAGATTAAAGTAAATGAGTCAATTTGTCCTAAGTCATTCGAAGCTAAGTACACACAAAAGGCTTTACGTGCTGGTTCTATGTATGACTACATGCCATTTGCTGATGAGTACACTTCAAAGAAAATCGCTGTAATTGGTGAGGCTCTAGAAGTTGGGTTGTGGCAAGGCGATACTACGTCTTTGAATGCACAATTAAATAAATTTGATGGTCTTTTGAAGCTCATAGCTCCTGCTGGTGTACCTGTTGCGGGTGTTATTGATGGAAATCCGGGTAACGTAGCTGCATTGACTACTTCAACTATCATTGCTGCTGTTGATGAAGTTTACACTTTGATACCTGCTGACATCGTTTCAAATGGTGACGTTGTTATCTTCGCTGGAATGGATGCTTTCAGAATGTACACAGTTGCATTAAAGGCTGCAAATCTTTTCCATTATGCTGCTGAGTCAGTAGATTTCGAAATCGTTATTCCGGGAACTAGCGTAAAGCTAATTGCTGTAAATGGTTTGAATGGAACTGATAAGCTTATCGCAACTAGAATGTCAAACCTTTATTTAGGCGTTGATTTGTTGAACGAGGAAGAAAGATTTGAATTGTTCTACGCAAAGGAAGCTGACGAAATGCGCTTCGTTGCTGAATTCAAAATGGGCGTTCAATATGCTTTCCCAACTGAAATAGTTTACTGGCAAGAAGGCGGAGTTGCTTAATAATTAATTAATTTTTAATCAAAGAGGGTAGGTGGTCAATCTTCCTACCCTTTTTTAATACTCAAATATATGTCATGTGCATTAACGCAAGGGTACATTTACGATTGTAAATCGTCGCTCGGAGGTTTAAAATCAGTTTTATTTATAGAGCAAGGAAACGTAACTGCCACAACTGAAGTAGCTGGTGTTGTTACTGCAATAACTTTAGCGGTTGGAAAATTTTTCTATAAATACGACTTAATAAAAGAAACATCTTCTTTTACAGAAACGATTACAGCTTCCGTACAAAACGGAACAATTTTTTACGCTCAGGAATTGACCGTAATTTTAAACAAGTTACAAGCTAATACACGTAACGAGATTTTACTTTTGGCTCAAAATAGTTTAATCGCTATCGCTGAAGATAAAAACGGTAAGTATTGGATGCTAGGTCAAGCGGGTGGATTAGATATCACAGGCGGTACTGCTGCGTCTGGAGTTGCAACTGGTGACCGTTCAGGTTACGAACTTACATTCAGTGGTCAAGAGAAAGCTCTTTCACCTGAAGTTAGTTCTGCAATCATTGCTGCTTTAATAGATTAAATATTAAGAGGGTGGGGCTTATAAACCCCATCCACTTTTTATTGACATACCACCTTCACCGAATGATGACTTCGAGCCACTAGAGCGATTGTCGTACGTTTTAAGCAAGTCCAATAAAAAAGGATGTTCTTCATCACTTAACAAATTATCTTCAAGGTAGTCGGCTATATCGCCACCTAACCATCCAAAACTTTTGCCAGTCTTTAAAGCGTGTAAAGTTTTAGTTTTCATTTCGCTTTCTGGAAGTGCATAAAATTTATCTAAATAAACCTTATCCATTTTGTCGATTAAATTATTCATTTTCAAATAAGCTTTCTATTGTTGATGGTGAATAATCGTAAATATCTAAATAACTTAGTAAAGTAAATACACAAGAATAAGTCAAGCCTACCCAAAAAGTATTTAATTCTAATTCCAAAAATATGTTTGGAATAGTTGATGGGTATAAAGTTTGTGCTTCTTTAAGCTTTTCAATATGCTCAGGTTTTAGTCTTTCAAATAGATTTCTCATTGTTGTGTTTTTTAAGTGCTTCCATAAA